TTTGTTGCTCGTCGTAATGGCAAGGTCTACCTTACCGGCAATACCTACAATGAAGAAATGCGCGGTCAAGCTCTATTACAGCTCAGTCAAATTGGCCTACAGTTTGATGAAAGTAAATCTCAAAATCCGTTTGCTTACTATACTGCGGCTATCACTAACTCATTTACCCGTATCTTAAATTTAGAAAAGAAAAATCAAAACATTCGTGATGACATGTTAGAACAGGCCGGACTTAATCCATCATGGACTCGTCAGAACGCTGGTAAAAAGAATCCAAACTTTGGTGCTGTGGTTACCAATATTGACATTGCCGAATACAACGACGAAACTTAACCTAGTTGGTTGCAAAATCTGTTTTACTCCTGTATACTAATAATCTATGACTAATCTATTTAAAAAAGTAGCCGTCTGCACCGATATCCACCTTGGCTTAAAGTCTAACAGTCTTGTGCATTTGCAAGATTGCGAAGATTTTATTGACTTTTTTATTGCCAAGGCTAAAGAAGAAGGATGCGAGACTGGAATGTTTCTTGGCGATTGGCACCACTCAAGAGCTTCAATCAATATGCAAACCTTGCATACTTCTCTCAGATGTATGGAAAAATTGTCAGCGGCTTTTGAGAAGTTTTATTTTATCCCTGGCAATCACGATCTGTTTTACAGAGAAAAAAGAGATATTCACGGCGTGGAATGGGCTCAACATTTGCCTAATATTCACATTGTTAACGATTGGTTTTATGAAGGTAATGTAATTATTGCACCTTGGTTAGTCGGCGATGATTACAAAAAAATTCCTAAAATGAATGCAAAATATATGTTTGGGCACTTTGAGCTTCCACACTTTAAAATGAATGCCCTCATTGAAATGCCAGATCACGGTGAACTTAAGGTAGAAAACTTTAAGGGTATTGAAAGCGTATACTCTGGACATTTCCATTTACGACAGCAGAAAAAAAATATCAACTATATTGGTAATTGCTTTCCACATAACTTTGCCGATGCTGGCGATGATCAGCGTGGCATGATGATCAAAGAGTGGGGCTGTGAAGATCAATATTTTGCATGGCCCAGGCAACCCCTGTATCGTGTGCTTAAATTGAGCCAGGTCATCGATGGCGCTCCAACATTACTAGCACCAAATATGCATGTTCGTGTGGAGTTAGATATTGATATTAGCTACGAAGAAGCAAACTTTATTAAAGATACTTTTGTTAAGGATTATAATTTGCGTGAAATGGCACTAATACCAAGTAAACGCACTGATATTGATATTGATATGGCGCCCGGAGAAGTTAAGTTTGAAAGTGTAGATCAGATTGTTACAGATCAACTTACTAATATCGAAAGTGAGTTTTACGATCCTAAACTATTATTGAAAATATATCAAAATCTATGATACAGAAAATAGACTTACCTGTTCCGTATGCTAAATAATGTTAAGGAGACTATTAATATGTCAGCATACTCAATAAAAACATGGCTTAACAAAGGATTTACTGAAGAAGAGGCAAAATATCAGATTGCTATTCGGCGACCAAATAATGTATTGTACTACATTAACAAAGGACTTAGTAAAGCCGAAGCAGAACAAGCAGTTAAGGATAGGCAAAGTAAAGGCGGGCAAGCACGAAAAAATATGTCTGCTAAAGAAAAGCGAGCATTAACACCCCGATGTGTTGAATTTTACTTAGCCAGAGGCATGAGTATGGAAGAAGCTACGGTTGCGTTAGGCGAATTTCAAGCAATGTTTTCAAAATCTAAATGTATCAGCGAGCACGGCGAAGAAGAGGGTTTGCGAATATTTAATGCAAGGCAAGATAAATGGCAAGCAACACTTAACGCTAAGTCAGACGAAGAGAAAGATGAAATTAATTCACGCAAAAATCGATGGATCAATTTAACCGAAGAGGAATCAATTGCATTAAAGGAGCAAGTAGGCGCTAAAGTTAGAGCGACAACATCGCAAAGAACTGCCGAAGAGAGCAGAGCAATAGGCAATAGTATTCGGGCTGGTATGGTGACATCTGGGCGAGCTACTCCTGAAGAATTAGTCGATGAGTTTTTACTTTACAAAAGAAAAGTATGGGCCGAAACTAATCGCAATGATTTATCAAGTTTACTACACTATGCTCTACGCGGTCGCACAGGATATCACTTAGATCACAAATACAGTATTTTTCAAGGCTTTATTGATAACACACCTCCAGAAATTGTTGGGCATATTAATAATTTAGAAATGATACCATATCAAGAAAATTTATCAAAATTTAACAAATGTTCAATAACGCTAGAACAACTTTTAGAAAGCATCAATGATTAAAATAAAAAATATGTCAGTTAAAAATTTCATGTCGGTTGGCAATGCAACCCAGGGCATTAACTTTGATCGACAAGACTTAACTTTAGTTTTAGGAGAGAATTTAGATTTAGGAGCTGATGGATCGCGGAACGGTACCGGCAAAACTACTGCGATTAACGCACTTAGTTACGCATTATACGGCTCTGCTATTTCGAATATAAGACGCGACAATCTTGTAAACAAAACTAATGGCAAAAATATGCTCGTTAGTCTCGATTTTGAAATCAACAACACCACATATAAGATTGAGCGAGGGCGTAAACCTAACTTACTTAGATTCTATGTTAACAACGAAGAACAAGCTGTAACGGATAATGCCCAAGGCGACTCAAGAGAAACACAAGATGCAATAGAACAGATGTTGGGCCTTAGCCACGACATGTTCAAACATATTTTAGCACTTAACACCTACACAGAACCATTCTTAAGTCTTAAAGCAAACGACCAGCGCACAATTATTGAACAGTTATTAGGTATTACACAGTTAAGTGAACGGGCTGACCGCATCAAAGAGCTTAATAAAGAAACCAAAGACGCGATACAGCAAGAAGAATTTCGTATCCGTGCTGAACAAGAAGCCAACAAACGTATAGAAGAACAAGTAGAAAGTTTAAAGCGCAGACAAACATTGTGGACAACCAAACATGGCGAAGATATCAAAGAACTTGAGAAAGCCCTTAAGGCGTTACAGACGATACAAATTGAAGTGGAGATCCAAGCGCACAAAGATCATAAGGAATGGGATCAAAAGCGCAAGGATATCAACGAACTATCAAGTCAGATCTCACGAGTCAAACTGGATATCAGCAGGGAGGAAAAGCTGGCAACCAAACTATCAAAAGAAATTGAAACGCTTGAAAACCATGAATGTCATACGTGTGGTCAGCCCTTCCACGATAGTAAGCACCAACAGGTTATGGAAGCGAAGCAGGCTGATCTGGTTTCGGCTCGAGAGAGCAGCACAACTTACAGCAATCTCTTATCAGAATTGGAGACTACCCACACGTCCTTGGGCACGTTAGGTAAACCGCCTAAGATGTTTTACGACAAAGAGTCTGACGCTATTCAACATCAAGCCACATTGACTAATTTAGAACAACAAATTGTTTCTAAACAAGCAGAAACAGATCCGTATACGGAACAGATTACAGAAATGCAACAGCAAGCCTTACAGGAGGTGTTATATGACACACTTAACGAACTTACTCGCTTACAAGAACACCAAGACTTCCTGCTCAAGCTCCTTACAAGCAAGGACAGTTTTATCCGTAAAAAGATTATTGAGCAAAATCTTAGCTACCTCAACGCTCGGTTGACACACTATTTAGATCGTGTGGGGTTACCACACACTGTGGTATTCCAAAACGACTTGACTGTTAGCATTGAAGAACTAGGTCGTGAGCTGGACTTTGGAAATTTGAGCCGAGGAGAATCTACTAGACTTGTATTAAGTATGAGTTGGGCATTTAGAGATGTATTTGAGTCGTTGTATCAACCAATTAATATTCTCTTCATTGACGAATTATTAGATAATGGTCTTGACGTACAAGGCACAGAAAATGCTTTGGCACTCTTAAAACACATGGCAAGAGAAAGACACAAATCCATTTGGCTTGTATCTCACAAAGACGAATTATCTGGGCGTGTAGAGAATATACTTAAAGTAATTAAATCAAATGGGTTTACAGAGTACAACACCGACGTAGGAATTGCATAAATACGTGTGGGCGAACGGACTTGATCATCCTTCTATGCCAATACATAGATAGCCCGTCACTTATTTATTGGAGTATCAAATGAAAAAAACAATAGCCTTCCTATATAGATGGACCCAAAAATCCACCGGAATGTGGTACGAAGGGTCACGATCCGAAAAAGGATGTCATCCCAAAGACGGATATATCTGTTCAAGTGATATAGTAAAGCCTATGATAACTGAAGATTCTAGTGATTGGTCAAGAGAAATATTAGTTATTGGCGAACCAAAATATATTAGAAAACTTGAAACTGTAAGATTAAAAAGTTTAGATGCTAAAAACGATTCTATGAGTTATAATCAAAGTAATGCTGAGTGGGATCCAGGCAATAGATTGGGCAGGAAAGAATCAGAAACAACTCGTAAGAAGAAAAGTACAGCACGGCAAGGTGACAAAAATCCTATGTATGGGTTACGGGGAGAATTATCTCCGCACTACGGCAAAACTTATACAGACGAGCGAAGGGAAAATCAAAGTAAAGGGGTCAAAGCATACGCATCAAATCGTCCCGAATCTCACAACAAAAATATTAGCAAATCGCTAAAAGGTAATCCAAATGTAGGACTTAAAGGAAGCAAAAATCCATCTTATGGAAAGCCCAAACGGTCGTTGCATTTAAATGGTACTACCCATCACTGCGAACATTGTAATAGGATAATAGCTGGATATGGAAACTACAAAAGATGGCACGGAAAAAAATGTAAGCATTATCATGCGTAGAATTCGAGTCCTTCATATTGAACCTACAGATGTTTGCCAGGCCGCATGTCCTATGTGCGCTAGAGAAACCGATACAACTTTTAATAAAAGTTCAAAACACCATCTTAGAGTAGAGCATATACAACGTCATTTTAGTGACCGTGTAATTTCTAATTTAGATAAAATGTTTATGTGTGGTAATTATGGCGACCCAGCCGCTGGATACTATACCATGGATATTTACAACTACTTCAGACAAGTTAATCCTGACATTGTGTTGGGTATGAATACCAATGGCGCAGTTCAAAGTACATTCTTTTGGCATGCGTTAGGAAAATTGTTTAACCAGCCAGAAGATTATTGTGTGTTTAGCATCGATGGCTTAGAAGATACTAATCATGTTTATCGTAAAAATGTCAATTGGGAAAAACTAATGGCCAATGTCAACGCATTCATTGCCGCTGGCGGGTCGGCTCATTGGGACATGTTGGTGTATAAACACAACCAGCATCAAGTAGATGCCTGCGAACAATTAGCCAAGGCTATGGGATTTAAATGGTTTCGCGCCAAAGTTAGCAGGCGTGGTTTTACTAATCGATTAGAATTTCCAATCGGGTGGCAGGAATCTATAGTTAAACAAGGCCCTATTAAATGTCATGCTCAAGAGGAAAAAAGTGCCTATATAGATGCAAAAGGTCGATTAAGTCCTTGTTGCTGGCTCGGTGCTACACAAAAAGATTTTATTAAAGACGACTTGGCTACAGTTAAATTAACTTGGAAAACTGACACCCCAAATTCTGTGTGTAAAACTACTTGTTCAAGTAATAAAAATAAAACCAGTTTTACAAATCAGTGGCAACGCGAGGTGCAGTTATGTTAGCAATCTGGCATTTTCATATTGAAATATCTAGCAAGTGTACCTTGCGCTGTCCTCGGTGTGCTCGCCAAGAGGTACCAGATAGCTTAATTAATACTGAGTTAGACCTAGAATTTTTTCAAAGAAACTTTACTCCTGAGTTTATCAATGCCAATGTGGAGAAAATTACATTCTGCGGCGACGATGGTGATCCTATATATGCACACGATCTCATTCCGGTTATTCGTTATATCAAATCAATTAAACCTGTTGAGATTGTTATTATTACTAATGGGTCACATAAGAAATCAGAGTGGTGGCAGGAATTAGGTAGTGTTCTTACTGAGCAGGATACTGTGCATTTTAGCGTAGATGGGTACGATAATGCCAGTAATAATTTGTATAGAGTGAACAGCGACTTTGATAGTATCACTGCGGGTGTCCAAGCACTAAGAGAATCCAGTGCGTGTCGATTAGTTTGGGCTGCCATAGCATTTAAGTTTAACGAGCTTTATATAACTTCCATGGAGAATTTGGCTAGAAAGTTAGATATGGATGCTTTTCAATTAACCTTAAGCACTAAGTTTGGAAAGCTATATCCCACGTATGGCATAGAAGATCCTCTACAACCCAGCGACCGGTACATTAGTAGCTCGCATAGATTTGAAAGACGTGTTACAATACTAAGTCTGCGTGGATTAAACAATAGTGTAAACTCCATTAATGCACAATTATACAAGTCAGTTACTGAAATAAACAACGTTAAACCGTTGTGTAGTATAGGCAATAAAGGCTTATACATTGATGCTCAAGGTAGATTATTTCCTTGTTGCTGGGTGGCAAATAGGTACAGTCATAATTCAGAATGGAAGGATATCGCTAGTAAATTTGATTTGAATCACCGTACACTTAGTGATGCTATAACTGATAATTTTTGGGCATCAACGTTTAAAACTTTTAGTTGGCAAGAGTGCCAGACTAAATGTGCAGCACCTAGAGTTAATGAAAAATATGCAACCGAGTGGTAAGGTCATAACTACTAGTCCATGGTATGGCTGTACGAAAGGAAAAATTACTCGGTGTTGGTAATCAAATAAATAGTAGTGTTAGCCGCGATATTGAAGTATCCGCTAACTCTAACAGTTTATAGGACTATCAGCAATGAATATTTATTATGTGTATGCTCATTTAAGGGTAGACGGTTCGCCGTATTACATAGGCAAAGGGCACGATTCAAGACATAAATCCAAAGACCATAAAGTAAAGGTGCCGCCTACTGATAGAATAGTAATATTAGAGTCAGGACTTACTGAGCTCGGGGC